TCAATGTCATCTTCTCGCTCTAAAGAAGCAAGATTTGAACCAGCTTGAATTGGTAATTGTGGTGCAGCCATTAATTAATTTCCAATATGTTTTTGAATGAGCAGTCTGCTCATGTCGTAAAAAGGTGTGGTTGAACCGCCAGTACTCATACCAATGGGGTTGCCCATTTGATCAACAGCTGGCATAGTAGTTGGTTCTTGCTGTGCAACTCGTGGATTGTTTTCATATGCTTCTTTGATAGCTGCCAACAATTCCGCATTTTTTGGATGCATGGTTGCTGGAAAGCCTGCGGTAAATGCATTGGTGTACTGTTTACCAGATTGACCATAATCATTCACACCAGTGCCATTCCATAATGTTGAAAAAGGTTTTTTTAAACGCATAGCAGTGTTCATTTTATCATAAATTGCTCCAGCAAAATCGGATGCTGGATCTTCATGTTGACCACTGGTTGCTAATGTTTTTGAAATAGCCATTGCTTTTGCGTTGTGGTGATTGATTTGATTAAAACCAAAGTCGCTACGCCCTTCACGCAATGCCATATTGGCTAAATATTCTGGTGGCAGTTGTGGCACACCATGTGGTTCGCCCGCTCTCATTGCCCGCACATACTCTTGCAATTGCATTTTATCCAAATAAATAGGCATCGTTTCCAATCCTTCTTTACCGCCGTACTTGCCCTTAACATCGGGGCGATATACAGGAATAAATTCTGGCGGAATGTAGCCTTCCAGATTGGGTTTTGGTTGTAATCCACCATATTGCGCTGCCATTTTCAGTGCTTGTGCATGTGAAATAGAAGGCTGCGGTTGTCCTCCACTAGCAAAATGTGGAAGTCCAGACATTTCTAACAACATTTCGTTGGGAGTTTTGGTTAAATTCATTATATTATGGAGGTTAAACACCTATAACTACTTATGCAAAAGAATAGGTTTTTCTGCCCTATGCGGCATAAGGGTTATATCTTTTCTTACCAAAATCGTCTGAATACACATAATCTCTTGTTGGCAGTGGGTCAAGCCTAATCCAACCAGAATCTCTTAAAACCCGTAATGCTTGTGATAGGGAGTCCACATAGTCATCATGCCCCTTTGATTCTGGAAACGAACATACTTGGCGGATAAATCGTTTTGCCCAATGTGACACTTCCTTGGCAATCTCCGTATCTTCTGGAATGTAAACTTTACCTTTGGCAATTAGTGGTGCCACAATGTTCACCCGTTGCACTTTGTCCGCTTTGCCTGGGTTGTATCCACGCACTGGCACATTAGCACCTTGAAGTTCTTGGATTAGTGAAATACCAGCGGACTTATCTTCCATCAGTATAAGATCTGCCTTTCGCCCTTTACCAAAATCGTTGTCTGCTCCATACACCACTTCTTTAAAGTCGTTAATCACTTTGCGACGCAATTCGGGGTAAGACATATGCTCATCCCAAGAATCTAAAAGAATAAGACAAGTTCCCACATCTTGGTTTTCAAACACACCCCATACTGTACAAGCGGTTGGATCGTTAACAGTTTTTTCTGAAGTTGCTGGATCGTATGATGCAATCACATACTCTAGTGTTGGTGTTGGTTTGTTTGCTGGCCAAAGTTTAAACCATTTTCGCTTGATAATACCCGCATCTTCTGGGTCAAGAATCGCACCGTAAATCTCTTGTTTACCAAGGTCAGTACCTTCGTATGTTTCCAATGCTTTAAAGAATGACGCAGAAAGGTTGGCTCGGTTTTCATAAGAGCTGGCGTTAACCACATACACATCACCGCCTACTTTACCTTCGTTCAGATCAACGATCAGTTCACGAGGTTTTGGTGTGGTAGTAACAATCTGCTGAACTCTTGGGATGCGAGGATCTCGTAAACGCATTGTAAACTGTGCTTGATCCCATGCTTCGTCTAAGTAATCAAACGCTGCAAGCTCGTCATACCAACCGCCATGGAACTGCTTACCACGATAACGCTCTGGTTCGGATGCTGGAATGCCTTGAATAATTGAGCCGTTCTTTAGCGTTATTTCAAACAGCGACTTGTTATAGGTTTCAATTAATTCAGATGGAATGATGTTTAAAAGGCCAGAGTCACCTTCAAAGCAAGTTGCCCGTATGTCGTTGGAAGTTGGGGCTGTAACCAACCATCTCGTTCCATTGTAAAGCGCTGCGCGGTGACCAATCCAGTTGGAAGCAGTATAAGTTTTACCTGCACCACGACCAGCGAGCATAAGCATGACATCATATTGTCCATCCTCGGGTTCTCGTTGGTGATCTAATGCTTGCAATTCCCAACGGATTTGCCACATAGCTAAAGCAAGTTGGTCTTTTGGCCAGTGTTTGTTTTTTGTTGCAAAGGCAGATAATAACTTTTCTTGTTGCGGGCTTAATGCCATATGGGTAAAAATCCTTGCCCTATTACAAAGGCTTCTTTGGTTTCAATATGAACACAAGGCACTGGTTCAATTTCGTTGATTTTCCGAATAGTGCGCCGTACTGAGTTTCTCAAACTCAAGCTTGCTTCTTGCTCGGGGTGTAGTTGTATATTGGTTCTAAATGTTAACTGGTGTGATATAGAGGTAGCATTATGAAACACAGTCGTCTTCATACCAAGGGATTCACACACTCCTTGAATACAAATTAAAAATCGAATATCCATGCTAAAGATAAAAAAACGATCTTTTTTCTTGTCGTAGCTAGTTGGACGTAAGGCAATCAATCCTCGTAAAAGCTCGATGCGTTGGTCAATTGAACCAAAATAATATTCGTCTGGTAATAGGGTTGGCACTCTAGCGTAACGGGTTAAAAACGATGTTCTAATCGATGGACGCAAATCAATAAGACCTTTTTTCTTTTGTACAAATGACCAGCCACAATCCTTGATGTTGGTTTTAATGTACTCTTCCATACTAGGATGCACAGTAAACCTACTGTTTGGATTGCGTCTTGTCATCCACATGCCAGCAATAAATGGGGGCACAGGATGGTCTTCGGTGGGGTACTGGATCGGTGCTGTGTTCTCCACAGAATAAAACGAGTATCCATTCTTATCAATTAAACCGCGTTCTAACATTTGCTCTACATTGGCAAATTTTTGAATACGCTTTCGAGTACGCAGATTTTTATTGGGGCGAGATTCTGATTGGCGGTTAAAAATGGTGCGGATGGGAAACTTAGCGTGGGGATCTAAATCGACATATACCCCATCATTTAAAGTAACGGTATAACATTTTGTTGGTGTGTATTCGTGGGTGCTGACAATTTGTATTGGTAATCCGTCCTTGGAAAATACATAATCACCTTTTTTTAAATGCTTTGCTAATGTCCAGCCCGACGGAATGGGTATTGGTGTATTACTTGCAACAGCCATTTAAAACCCATTCATCTAACCATTTATTCATTGGCTTTCTTAATTGGTTAATAATATTATTAGGAAGCTTACGAACATCTAAATGATTATTAACAGCAAGTCGATATTTAAAATACGCCAATAACTCTTTAGAAAATATATCGGCTGGTACATCTACCAGTCCCATATATTCGACTGTACAAATTGTAATTCTAAATCCACCAACCTCTTTGTTGGGCTTTTCTAATACGCCCTTAATTTGGTAAACGTAAGTATCAGGCATGTAACAAGGTTTCCACTTTAACTTTGGAGCGGGCGATTTTACCTCTGGTCAATCTGATGGGTTTCCCGGCCTGCCTGCGTTTTTTGTGCTTCTTAAACCGATCTCGCTTTTCTGCAGCATCGAACGCTTCTGGACTTAACCAAAGTTCGTACCGATAACCAGACACCCCCATTTGGGTTCTGTAATTAAAAAACCGAAAACCGTCTGCCCTTTTATCGCCATATTTAAAGGGTGCGTTTGTGTTTGGATTAGTTCTCTTCATACAACTACTTATGCAAATTCTATATCAATACCGCCCTAAAAATAGATTTGATATAGTATTAAACAAATTCTTATTACTATATCAACTTTTTAGTGATTTTAAAATACCAAATAAAACAAAGACTTACAAAATGGTGCGCCGCAAAAGACAGGGTCTTATTACTATATCAACGCTACCCTGTCACCCTGCGAGCCTTATACCACGGGGGCTATCCACGGTATCCATAGTATCCACGGTCAAAACTCACTTAGGCTGTATATGTATATCTCTATTTATTTTATTAAAGAAAATATTAAAGAAATACTATGGATAGGGTGGCTTAATACTATATCACATATATAGAATAAGGCTTTGCGGGTCGTTTTGGAGACAGGGTACGATTTTGCATCCTGTCACCTTATTACTATACAAGTCACTACTTTTCCTTTAAAAACAAATACTTAGAGCGTTTTTTAGGAGACAGGATACGCTTTTTGTACCGTGGCTTATTACTATATCAATACTCTATTTTGTTGCAAAAATAAAAAAATATAGAAAAAAAGCAACGAACTCGGTCTTGCATTGAGCCTCCCCCCGCCCAGACCCCTGGAATCCTATTTGGGGTGTGTGGTTAAAAAGCAACACCCCCACGCACCAATCTGGTGCATTGGCAACACACTAGCGCACCAATGTGGTGCAGCCAGGTTAGTAAGCACTTACTAACTTGGCCTGCACCAATCTGGTGCATTGGCGCACCAATCTAGTGCAGCATGCTAAGTTAGTAAGTGTTCACATTGTTAGCGCACCAATGTGGTGCACCAGGTTAGTGAGTGCTTACATATTGCCAGCGCACCAAGTTGGTGCATTGCCATGCGGGCGGGAAGGCAGATAGGTATATTACTTCTAGTAATATTCCAACACCATAATAAAACAATGTAAGCATATTAGGGTAAACACCTATTGACAAACCATGTTGCACCAGGTTGGTGCATGGCCATAGGGTTTACCCTAAGCCTCAGATCGCACCATATTGAACGATTGACAATGCGTTAATGCAAGTAGATCAACAATGATCAAGTAGGCTATAAATGCCCTTAAAACCCTTTTAAATCGATTTGCCTAAATGAGAATGATTATTAATAGGCATGGCTTAGGGTTTACCCTATTAGGGTTTTTAGTTTACTAATTTATTGCACAAGCTAATAAAATTGTAGTATTAGGTGAGCAATATCCTAATTAACTAAACAAGGGAGAATATATATGCAACATAAACAATTAATCAAAACCATTAAACAAGCAATGGATATTATTGGGGGGTTATCCGCACCTTCAAAAATGCCATGCTCTAGTTATTCAATATCCGCTAAGAGATGTATTACTGGATCAAAGCTTGCAAAAATAGAGGGTACAGTTTGCCATAATTGTTATGCTCTTAAGGGTAATTATATCCGCTATGCAAAAACTATAGATATCGCTCATGAGAGAAGATATCAAGCATTATCTAACCCGCAATGGATAGAGGCGATGATTTTTATTATCAATAAACAAGCAATGCAATATTTTAGATGGCATGATAGTGGAGATATTCAGTCATTTCAGCATTTATTAAATATTGTGTCAATAGCAGATCAATGCCCAAATACTCAATTTTGGATACCTACAAAAGAGAGTAATTTA